GATGGCGTAAACGACAGATAGTTCGTGAAATCGAGGGTTATACACCTAAGGTAACATTAACGATACATTCCACACCTAAAGTAACATTAACAATACCTGAAGCACTCTACATAGCAGAATGGGGTGATGACTCAGAAAAAGGTAGAGTAATAAGAGTACTATGCGAAGATATAAAAAGACTACAAGGGCTATATTATAAGCTAGACATGGAACTGTATGTAAGAAAAGGAGGGACATTAGATTGAGTAAAATTCTAGTAGCAATAGTTGGTTTAATCTACACATACGTAGCATACGACCAATACATAAAAGGAAGTACACCAATGATGATAACCTATATGGGATACGCTCTTGGCAATATAGGACTGTACCAATTAGCAGCATGAAGCTAATAAAAACAGTAAAAAGATTTGTAGCTGGAAGTGATAAATACTTTGATATCTATGAATGCACAGTAGATATGATTGAAACTTATAAATCAGCCACAGATAAACAAATGATGAAGGTAGAAGTAGGTAACATAGAGTATAATGGATTACATAACAAATGGGTCTATGAATACATATGTGCCAACGAAAGTACTCCCTCATTTATAGTACTATGGAGAGCACCTAAAGGTAAGCCCATGCTCGCCTATGTAAAGGAAATATGGCAAGATCACATCAAAGGAGAATACCATGTAGAAGTTCCATCTGAAACAGAAGCATACAGTGCTGAAGGAGATGCTTTCGTATACATGTGGGTCAACAAAGACACAGACAGAAAGTACATAGGTAAACATAGGGGTAAACCTGATGATGGGTACATTTGTAGCTCTGAGACAATGCTAAAAGAGTACGAAGAATGTCCATCTAGGTTTGTAAGAACAATACTAGCCTATGGTAATGAAGAAGAAATGATTGAACTTGAAACAATCTTCTTGCTACAACTAAAAGCTACTCGTTCTCAGCACTACTACAACATGAGTAACAATCTTCGTACCGCAGCCGGTACCTAATAGGAACTATGCATGAACAAAGAAGACTTAATCCCAGTGATTGTTCAAGAGGAATGTAGCGAAGTTATACAAGCTATCTCTAAGATATTCCGATTCGGGTTTGATAACCTTAATAATGGAATTTCTAATAAACAACATTTAGAAGAAGAATTAGGCCAACTGTGTGCTATGATGAGTATGCTATACCTTAAATGGGAGCTAAACAGAGACGTCATAGCTGAAGCTTGCAGCTTAAAGACTAAAACATTTGATAAATGGTCTGCATACTTTAAGGAACAAAATGATTGTGAATTACAAACCTGATAAAGGATTAATAACTATAACCTTAGAAATTACAAAACCTAAAGAGGGTGAAGAAGAAAATTATTACATGACTCTACTAGATTTTATTTCAATTGAGCACAACGAATATGAAAACAGAATCAGATTGGGACGAATTCTACCTAAATGTAGCCAACCTAACAGCACAGCAGAGTTACGCTGATGACCGTAAGGTAGGATCTATCATTGTAAAAGATGGTAACATCATATCGTTCTCCTACAATGGTACACCTAAAGGATGGGATAATGAAACACAAGATAATACAGGAGAAACAAAAGATAGTGTGTTCCATGCTGAGTCACAAGCTATAGCAAAGGTAGCACGATCTACACAATCTACTGAAGGAGCAACTTTATATTCTACTCTTAGCCCATGCCTTAACTGTGCAAAGCTAATAAGCCAATCAGGTATAACTAGAGTAGTATACCGAGACACTTATAAATGTACTAAAGGAATATCATTCCTGACATTGATGAATGTCGCTATAAATAGGCCATACTCAACAACTATGCTAGCTAATCCAGAATGGCTAGCTAAATCAGGGTTACTATGAATGGTATATGTATACTATCAATAGCCTTATTAGGGCTTGGTATTTATAACTGGATACTAATAAACAAAGTATATGCATTATTGGAACAAATAACTATGGCTCATGATATGATAATGAATATGGGAAATGAACTACAACAACTAGGATCACCTAATATTAAAGTGATCTCTAATGAAAAAGTTTAATAATCTTAAGGTACAAGTAGCATGTCTACCTGAATGTGAAAAAGAAATAAAGAAAATATTCTTTGATATACTAAATGATTACTCACAAAGGTTTTCAGTAGAAGTAACTGATGATGAAGTAAAGATAAACATTTGTATAATAGAGTATGATGAAGGATCTGAATCGCAGGGGCTAACAACCTTCTCTGAGGATAATAAAAAGATCTTAATACAAGTAAGAGACCCATTCTTAAGTAACTTTGAAGCTAACCCATATGTAATGGAACAGTTTGTAAATATACTGTGCCATGAAATGGTTCATGCCTGTCAGCATTTAACTGGAAGAAAAGGATTTAAAGTTCGTGGTATGCATATTGATAAATATAACCCACAAGAAGCATACTTCTTTGATTCAGAAGAAATGGAGGCAAGAGCACTTGAAGCACCATACTCAACATTCTATGGATATATTATTAAATGACCAAGACCCGTCTATGTGTAGACATAGAGACAAATGGATTCCTGCCTGATGTAGACAAAATCTGGTGCATGGTTACTATCAATGCAGATACTGGAGAAACAAAATCTTTCTCTGACTACGATAGTGATCTACCTTCTCTAAAAGAAGGGCTAGATTATATTTGCACAGCAGATATTATATTCGGACATAACATTATAGGATATGACTTACCAGTAATACAGCACATTAAAGGGTGGACATTACCTGACAACGTTAAAGTAATAGATACTTGGATATTATCTCAGCTAGTACAATACAAGCGCGATCACAAGCATGGGCTTGAAGGCTGGGGTTCTAACTTAGGATTCCCTAAACTAGAGTTCTCAGAGTTTGATTCTTATAGCAAAGACATGCTAAAGTATTGTATACGAGACGTAGAACTAAATGTAAAGGTATATAAGAAACTGGCTGCAGATGCAAATAAGATTATAACTAAATACCCTATGTTCGCTAAAGGTATGAATGTTGAAATGGAATTTGCTAAACTGGAGGTAGGTATTCGTAGAAATGGCTGGCTCTTTGATATGAACAATGCAGTAAAGCTACTAGAAGAAATCAATGGTAAGCTAACTGATATTGAGCATGTATTAGAGCCTAAGATCGGTATGAGATGTATTAAAGTGGATGGTATAAATGAAACTAAAACACCAGCATGGCGTAAAGACGGTTGCTATACCGTTGCTACTGTTAAACACTTCGGATATACACAGGAAAGTGGTAGAGAAGAAAGACCAATCCAAGGTGAGTATGCTCGAATCTCATTCGAACAAGGTAAAGTTGGTTCAATTGAAGTCGTAAAGGACTATCTATACAGTATTGGTTGGGTACCTGATGAATGGAACGTTGAAAAGATTAATAATAAATTCGTCAACAAGTCTCCTAAGCTTACTGAATCATCACTTAAATTACTAGGCCCGGAAGCCATGATGATAAGTGACTACTATACAATCAGATCCCGCAAGGGTATACTAGAAGGGTGGATAAATGAATCACAGAGGAGCAACAGACTTCATGGAAGGATGTGGACTATTGGTACGCCAACTTTCAGGTGTCGTCACGAAGTCGTGGCAAACCTTCCGTCAGTGGATTCCGTTTATGGAAAAGAAATGCGATCCCTCCTTACCTGTGAAGAAGGAACCTCAATAGTAGGAGCTGATTCAGCAGGTAACCAGATGCGTGGGCTATGTCATTACCTAAGGAATAATGAATTCACCAATGAAGTCATTAATGGGGATGTACATCAGCGTAATGCAGATGCACTAGGTGTTAGCCGTAAACTAGCTAAGCCATTCCTATACGCATTTCTATTCGGAGGTGGACCGGGAAAACTAGGTCTGATACTTAGTGGTAAAACAGATGCTAAGTTAGGTAAGCAAGCATTAGATAAATTTCAAGACTCAATACCGGGAATGAAACAACTGAAGGATAAATTAAGCGCAGAGTTTAATAGCACTTCAGAAATGTTTGGTAAAGATAAAGCATTTATCAGGGGTATAGATGGTAGGATTATCTTTGTATCATCTGAGCACCAAGTACTTAACTACTTACTTCAAACACTGGAAGGTGTTACTTGTAAGGCAGCAGCAGTATATTTAAAGAAGAAGTTAACTGAGAAAAAGATACATCATTACTTTGCTCTGCACTACCATGATGAGGTAGCTGTAATAGTTAAGGATGAGTATGCAGAGGAAGTAGCAGAGTACGCTATAGAAGCATTCACAGAGGCACCAAAGGAATTTGGTATCATGTGCATGAATGGTAGTTCACATATAGGAAAGAATTATGCAGCAGTTCATTAGAGGAACAATAACAAACGTATCGTTGATACTGTGTATTCCATTTTTAATTATAGGAGCTACAGCCTATATACTTTCAGCTGGAGTACAAGCGGGTTACCAGATAATGGAAGACTGGCTTAGTAAAAAGCTAAGGGATCTATGAAAGAAGAACACTTTGATTTAGCCATTATAGATGCTGACAGCATACTATATCAGATAGCTTACATAGAGCCATCACCAGCACTGTGTAAGAAGCAGTTAGACATGAAGCTAAGGGAGATTATGCTTAATACAGGCTCCAGAGAGGGAGCTATATTTATTAAGGGATCCAATAACTTTAGGTATGCTGTTGATGTAGCCTATAAAGGCAACCGTAAAGATACTATCGAACCTGATGTTAAAGAACGTATTGATATGCTATACAAATACTGTCTTGACTTTGCTGTTAGTAGTGATAACGGGGAAGCTGACGACTACTGTGGCATCTATGCCTCTGCTGCTTATAACGATAAGAAGTCATCTGTAGTATGCCATATAGATAAAGACCTTAACGGTATCATAGGATGGCATTACAACTTTAAGACAGGTAAGTTATACTACATAGACGATACTGTAGCATACCGATTCATCATGAATCAATTGTTAACTGGAGACTCAACGGATAACATCCAAGGGTTACGTGGTGTTGGGCCTAAGACAGCAGAGAAGCTGACTAAGGATACCCACAATGACCGTCTATGGGATAAGGTTATTGAGGTCTGGAAGGACAAACAAGGAGATTCATGGTATAATAACTTTGTGAAGTGTGCTAACTGCATCTACATAAGGGAATCAGCTGATGATCTACGACCATTAACCTTTGATGAACTAAAGGATAGACTATCATGGACGACAGGGAGTACGGACACTGGCATCGAGCAACAGATCGACCAGAAGGAGCCTTTGGATTTCTCTATGGAATCTTCGGGCCAACCGGAAGACAATACATTGGTAGAAAGCAACTAGTCAGTGTATCCAGTAGGCTACCAGCAGGTAAGTCTAGGAAGGTAAAGTCATACAAAGAATCAGACTGGAAGTCATACACTTCTAGTTGTTCTGAGTTACAGACTGACATAGAGCTATACGGTAAGGAATCATTTGTCTTTGTCATATACGAATGGTGTATGGGTAAAGGAATACTTACTTACCGTGAAGTGCAAGATCAATGGGCATGTGAAGTACTATCAAGAGATTTAACCGAACACGGAGAAAGATTATGGTACAATGGAAACATAGGTGCAGTTAAGTTTTTGAAACCAAAATGAGTAACAAGAAAGAGAAATATAAAGACCGGGAATATGTACCGGATAATGGTGAATTCGCTATTGAAATTAAGAATGATAAGCGAGATGCTTTTCGTAACAAAAAGGAAACACAAGAGGCAGCACATAAACGTAGACAACGTATCAGGGAACTCCAAGAAGATAACGATTGGAATTAAATGTCTAGATGGACACATACTAACTGCCCTAAATGCAGTAGCTCAGATGCCTTTTCATATAAAGAAGGTGATAAGTTCGGATATTGTTTCTCATGCTGTAGAGCAGCACTAACAGATCCCAATGCGAAACCTACATTTTACTACAAAGAAGATTACGATATGCACTCATTAGATGAAGTTAAAACATATGACAGCAGGGGTTTTCAAGAACGAGGTATCACAAAGAATGTGGCATCTCATTACGGAGTAAAGGTATCTTATGCGGAAGATGGCACTATCCATAGTCATTTCTACCCTTATACTAAGGACGGTATTGTTGTTGCATACAAAGAACGTAAACTACCGAAGACATTCATTATTCACGGTGACTTCAAAGGTATTGAACTATTCGGCAAAAACGTTTCAGCTGGAGGAAAGAGAATTATTATCACGGAGGGTGAACTTGATGCTCTGGCAGTTGCTCAAGCGCAATACGATAAGTATCAACGATTTTATCCAGCGGTGGCGATCCCATCGGCTAGTGCTACAAACCTCATTCTGGAAAGCAGGGAATTTCTGAGATCATTCGATGAAGTAGTACTATGCTTTGATATGGATGAACCGGGGCAGAAAGCAGCACAAGTAGCAGCTAAGATTATTGGATACGATAAAGTAAAGATATGTACTCTACCAGAGAAAGACCCTTGTGATGTATTAGCCAAGCAAGGTAGTGCAGAGCTAATGAGCTGTATCTTTAATGCCCGTACATTCAGTCCTGCTGGTGTTGTTAAAGGCAATGATGTATGGGAACAATATAAGAAGCGACAGACTACAATATCATTACCTTACCCGGAGTGTTTAGATGGACTCAATGACAAGCTATATGGTATGCGTATGGGTGAAATCGTACTGTTTACCTCTGGTACTGGATCAGGTAAGAGTACTGTTATCAAAGAGATTGTACTAGAAATACTGGATAAGACTACTGACATGGTTGGTATGGTATCGCTAGAAGAATCAATCGGCGATACAGCTCAAAAGTTTATCGGTATGAAACTCAAAAGAAATCTTAATATAGATACTGTAACTGAAGAAGAACAGTATACTGCATTTAAGGAAGTATTCTCTGATGAACGTTTAGTACTACTAGATCATCAAGGTTCTGTTAGTGATGAATCGTTGGTAGATAAGATGGAACATCTGGCACTGATGGGTTGCAAGTACATCATCCTAGACCACATTACCATAGCAGTATCGGAAGGTACTAAAGGTAAAACAGGTAATGAGGCTATTGATTCCATGATGTCTGACCTACTAAAGATAGCTAAGAAACATGACATCTGGCTTGGCATTATCTCACACCTCAGGAAATCTATGGGTAAAGTATTTGAGGAAGGTGAACTACCGTCTATCGATGATATCAAGGGATCAGGTTCAATCAAACAGATTAGCTTTGACATCATATCCTTTGCCCGTAATATGATTGCTGATACTGAATTACAACGTAACACTATTAAGCTTAGGGTACTCAAGTCTCGGTTCACTGGTTTAACTGGTGATTGCGGTAGTACAAGCTATAATATATCTACAGGGAGATTAGCTCAATCAACTATCCTTGACTTCGCTTAATAAAGGGAAACAATGAATCCAGTAGATTACTTAACCGAACGTGTATCTAAAGTAGTAATTAATTCGGATAAGATATATAATGAGGGTGCTCGCCTACTTGCGTATCACCCTACTTGGGAGTATGATGTTGAAAGGTTTGTTAATGAATCATGGGATACTCTACTTAGGTACTGCATACGTAACAAAAATGCTACCCATAGCGCATCTGTTAAGCTTACTTTTGCAAGTGACCTCATCGGCAAAAGGTTGGCAAGAGCTATTGGTGCTGATGAGCACAACGTTAAATCAACGTTAAGCCTTGGTGATCTTATGCTTGAAACATTCCTACAAGATAGTCTAATAACTATCTTCAGGGAATATAACGGGTATAAAGCACCTTATATGGTACGAGTAGTTAACCATGATGACAGTATTAAGCCTGTACTTATTGGTACTTCATTCGAACCATTGCTACCTATAACTGGTTTATATTCTAACCTCACTAAAGAACCATTCATAAAAGGTTGGACTAATGCTAAACTGTTTCATGAGCATATCAATGAAAGGTTTATACAGGCATTAGAAGCTATCAGGCAACAACCATGGGGATTAAATGCTCCTGTGTTACGTGCTATGAAGAAATATAAGCCACAAGAAACCATAGAACTAATGGACTCTGATGGTGTTGTGTCTAGGCATTCATTTCACGGTGATATACCTAAGAAATATACACACCTTGATGGTACTAAATTCATAGGTAAGCGAGATCCTAAGCTACAAAAAGCTATATCCAAGTACTTTGAGTATAACCAAGTCATAAAGAAGGCTGAACTAGTCATAGAGACTGGTCAACCATTCTATCAGGAAGTATCCTGTGACTATCGTGGTAGGATGTATTATGCTGAATCATTCCTTGAATTTCAGGGCAGTGATCTATCACGTAGCTTATTCTTGTTCCACAATAAGAAGGAGATAACATCAGTAGGTTATAAATGGTTATGTATACATACTGCTAACTGCTATAACAAGTCATACTCTCTTACTGACCTAGCTAATATCAAATGGACAACTACTGACTACATCAAATACCTTAAAGAAGAAGGATTAGATACTATATCAGTAGATAAAATGACACTAGAAGATCGTGAGCTATGGGTACATAACAATATAGAATGGTTACTAGATATAGCTGATAAAGAAATTATTGACTTAGATGCTGAGAGGCCTTATAGTTTTCTGGCTTGTTGTTTAGAAATCAAAGGGTATAGTAGTACAAAGAACTATAGGTCTGGATTCCCTATACCAATCGATGGTTCAAACAATGGATGGCAACATCTGGCAGCAATGTCTAAGGATGAGGAAGCAGGTAAGCTAGTATCGCTAGTACCTACGGATATCCAAAAGGATTTCTATGTAGCAGTTGCTAAAGAACTAATCAAGATTATGCCTGACTGGTTTGAATCTAAGAAGATGCCAATGAAGGTTGTACGTAAAGGTATATCTAAGAGAGGTTCTATGACAAGGGCTTACTCAGCGGGTAAGACTAGGATAGCTAAGAACATGTATGATGATTGCCATGTAGAAGGATACACAGCAAAGTATAACATAGATGAAGATCAATGTGAACTATTAGCTGGTAATCTAATCAAGGCTATTAACACAGTATGTTCTGGGCCATTAAAGACAACTAAATACCTACAGAAGATAGCTGAACATGAGCTTAATTGTGGCCGTAATATACTACATTGGACTACTCCAAGTGGTTTCCCAGTGATATACAAAGCCTATCTACAACATGAGCGTAAACAGAGGGGTACTATCCGAGGTATTGAGGGTAATAAGGATGGTAGGATAATGCACGTTATCAAGGTAGATGTTCTCAGTAAAGATACTGGGGAAAAGATTCCATGCCGACGATCCTTTGCTTCTGGTATCAGCCCTAATGTAGTTCATAGTTATGATGCTGCTCACATGGCTAACACCATAGTTGGATTCAATGGGTCATTTGCTGCTGTTCATGATAGCTTTAGTGCTCATGCTGATGAGATAGGCTTTCTCCAAGAGGTTACTAAGATGACTTTCATAGCCCAATATAATGTTCCTAACTTCTTTGATGTACTTCAAGACACTCTAATGCTTAACAAAAATAGTTTCATAATGCCACAACCTACTATTGGTTCCCTTAACTTAGACAACCTAAAGGATTCTAAATACTTTTTCTGCTGAGAGTCGGTACCTAATAGGACACCTCAATAACCATACTAACAACAGGAATATACATGAACTCTTATCAGGAACTTATTGCCAAATCACGTTATGCCAGATACCTTCCAATGGAAAATCGTAGGGAGAACTGGAATGAGACAACAGCGAGGTGGATAGACTTCTTTAAGAATAAGTTAGCTGACAAAGTTCCGGTTACAGATAGTATCTGGAATACACTAGAAGGTAATATAAACAGCCTAGATGT